TGATGCCGGTTCCGCCGTAAGGCACGGTGATCACAGACGGCGTGGCGCTTGTGGCAGCAGATGCCAGCACCACATTGCTGCCATCGCAATAGACGATTGCGCTTGCGCCTTGAGGAATGTCAACTGCCGTCACCTGAGACGAAGTCTTAATACCCAGCGTATAAGAGCCTGTCGTCGCATTCGTGACCCAGTACTGCTGGGTTGTGGCAGGAACGATGATCGTCTGGTTCGAGGCCAGCACGCCAGTGAAGCGGTAAGAGATGCGATTAAGCTCTGCGCCTGTCAGAGTGTATGTGCCGCCCGTGACTGCGATTGTCGTATAGTCAAAGGCGAACGTAGCACTTTGCCCGAGGCCGAGAGTGTACCAATTCAAACCATCAGTCGCGATGGTAACGCTGTCGCCGGGAACCAGCGTCAGGTCAGATAGGCTGTTGATCGTCTCAATACCGGCAGGCGTGATAACCAAGTCACCGCCACCATTGTTACGGAACGATACGAAGAAATTAGATCCTACGGTTGCACCAGATGGCAGGGAGACAGAGCCAGTGCCGGTCGAGGTCCAGACCAACATCGATGCGCGCTGCGCTGCGGTGACGGTCAGCGGGCTTGTGTTGAATGTCACAACCGGAATTGCTTCGGCAATCGACGTGCCAATAGCTGTGAGGCCAAAGCCTGCGAGAGCGGACGGCTGGACAGTCGCAGTCGTCGCACCGAACTGAAGGCTGACCCAGCTTCCTGCGTCTGTCGTGTTATCCGTCAGGTAGATCTGCCACTGCTCACCCGGAGCGACAACGGCGATCTGTCCCAAGGCATTGTCACGAACGGTGAAGCTGTGGACACCGACGTTGTTGAACAGGACGGTCTGGCCGACACTGGTCTCGCTGGCCGGCGGCATGATGACAGACCATGTCGCAGCATCCGGTGTAACGTCCATGATGCGCGCCACGATGTTTACGCCAGCATCGGCCTCGATGGGCCACGACATCGTTACGTCTGCGTCGAGAGCGAGTGCGAGATACGAAACTTCCGAGGGGTAGATCGTGGACCCGCCAAAGATTTGCGTATAGCTTGTCATCAGGCTTCCTTTCGCACCGCCGAGCGGTCAAGAATTTTCATCATATCTTCGCCGTTCAGCATCTCAGCGGCCCGGTCATACATCGTTTGCCAAACCGGAATGCGGTCATCGTTCTTCAAGAACGGAGTCGCCTCAAGCAGCGTAGCATACAGCAGGAGTTGCGGCGCATACTCAGTCAGCCAGTTGGTCTGGGTCTCATCGTCGAGAAGCGGCGGCATCTCGTAGAAGAGAACCTCAAATGGATACTCTTCGTCAGGCGTTGGCGCAAAGATCCAATGCGAATAGTCATAGTCCGCATAGAAGTTTGGCGTCGCGGTGCTGTCGCGATTGGGCCAGTAGGACGTGACATATTCGTAGGCACGGCCAAAGATGATCTTGCGATCTGTGTACCCAACGCCTGTTCCAATGTTCACCGAAACCGTGTCGCGCCAGCGCTCAGGCTTGGGATAGACCGGGTTGCCAACCTGCATCGTGCCGGTCACAACATTGATGAAACCTTGGATTTTCAGCTCACGCGCAATGCGCCGCTCAGCCAGATTGATCAGGCGAGGAAGCTGCTCATAGACAGTAGGGTCAGAGGCGAAGGTCGCGCCACGCTCCAGATAGCGACTTACGTCCTCTTTGAGAGTTGTAAATGTCATCGTGGTAGCCATGACGCGATCCTTACACCATTATTGCCTAATTAGAAACGACAATCAGCGGCTCACGGCTTGGCGCAAAAAGCCAAGGCCGAGGCCGTTGAGAAGGATCCACACGGATGCCGGCACTTCAATGCCAGCATACTCTGCGATTGCCAGAGCAACCATGACCGCCGCCGTAGCATAGGTCTTCTTGCCGTTGAGGATGTTCATCATATTACTTTCCTTTCGGATATTGCTTCCAAGGCAGCTCCCAATGCGGGCCATCCTTGAAAGTTCTCCAGTCTCCACCCCAAGTGATAGAGACTTTCTCAGCCGCCGCAGCGGCCTTCACGATCTTGGCGAGCCGATTGTATAGCGGCCAGTCCCAAGATATCTTGCCACCGATCATGGGGGCCAAGTCTACAGCATGGCCTGTCAGGTGGCGGGAGTTCATTGTCTTCGTCGCGCCGTTCGCCATCAGTTCTTTCTGGCGCTCCAGTGTGCGCAGACCCTCAAGGACGGTGAAGTCCAAGTCAGACATGGCCGCCGCCTTCTTGACGACGCGCACAAGGTCAGGATGCACACCCTGAAGGCGGGAAAGGGAACGGGCTCCGAGGACGATAGACATCAGTTCTTGTCCTCTTTCCGCTCAAGGCGCTTGAAGATCGTGTTGAGCGTGTTGTCGATCTTATCGAAGCCGGACTTCATGTCTTCGCGCATGTCCTTAAAGTCGTCCTTTGAGACATACACGCGCGGCATATCGCGAACATCTTTGTCGAGCCTATCAATAGCTTTCGTCATATTGTTCAACACCCATCCACCGAGGAAGCCAGCGACCGAAAAGGCAATGTTGAAAAGAATCTGATAGTCCGGCACCGCATGCTCCCGCTACTTAAGGTTTCGCAGCTTGTAGATAGCTGACAGATATACGCCAGTCACTGTGTCGATAAGGTTTGCAATAGCCCTGTTACCCTTGCAAATCTTATCGTGGTTCTGCTCGATCCATTCGGCGTCTGCCTCAAGGCATTTCAAGATGTCCTTGTGCATGTCCGTTGGTGCGGGAATGTTACCGATCAGGTCATAAGCACCCTGATAGGCTTCCACCAAAGGATCGACGGCATCAATGACGCCATCGTAGAAGTCGCCCAGAGCCATATGCTTGGCGAAGCTGCCCTCACCCTTGACGCGCCAATGCGTGAAGTGAGCCAGATTGCGTGCGTAGAATACGCGGGAGACCAGTTCCTCAATCATCACGCGATCCGTTCTGAACAGACAATGGCAGATGGGATAGCTGGTGCGATTGCCCCAGCAGCCGTATAGTCAAGGGTCACACCAGCGTTGTTAGGCAACCACATGATCTCAACGTACTGACTAGCAGTGACTTGTACATAAAAGACAATCTGAAAGAAGCTCGCCCCGCCATCAGCCAGCTTTGGAACATGCACAACTGTTGCTGAATTTGCGATGTCCGTTCCGTTCAAGCGGAACCATATAGTCGCCGTGTGCGCACTGCTATCGCTGTTTGCCAACTGGATGCTTGGTGCAATCATATATGTACCAGCAGCCGTAAAGGTGATGCGCGTTGGATCGCCCGACCCATTGTTGGCGATGCTGATCCCTGAACTGAAGTCAGTCGTTCCGATCTTAACTGCTGTAGCCGCAGATACGCTGCCAGTCTGGTCAACGCCGCTATAGGCCGAGATATAAGCACGCCCAGACATGTCATCGTAGGGCACAGTCGCAGAAGCAGTCATCGCTGACGTGCCATTGCCCTTGACGTAGCCCGTGAGGGTCGATGCCCCAGTGCCGCCTGTCGCCACTGTGCGCACGTTAGTTGCAGTCGCTGCAATCTCAGATGCCGCAACCTTGCGGCTGTTGCTGCTCTGCACAATCTCCAGCAGTTCGGAACCCGATAGAGGCGTCGTTGCTGCGCTCAGTCCTGTGATCTTTACGTTTGCCAACTTAGCCTCCCACCAATTTACTCGCTCTGGAGATTCTTAATATACGACATGAAGTCTCCAGTAAATTTCTTCGTGCCAACATGACCGCACGTCATGTGCGGCGCAAGCCACATATCAAAGCCAAGAGAACCCAGCTTGCGGAACAGCATCGTGTCCTCAGAGAACAGCTCTCCGTCGATCACCTCAACGCTGCACACCATGCGGCTGGTCTTATACTTGTCCGTATAGGGCTCACTCATGTCCCAGACGGCGTGCAGGGCTTCCTTGCTCAGCTTCACAAAGCCAGTGCCAAGCCCTTCGCATTTGATCATGCCGTTCTCGTGGATGGTAAGATCCCGCGTCTTGGCGACGTATAACTCTTCATCGTCCGTCTTCTTGCGCGCCGTGCCGCCGATCACATGCTCTTCGCGCTCGAGCAGTTCCATGATCCACTCAGGGGACCATTCCATATCTGCATCAATGAAGAACATAGCATCATAGTCGCCCTCTACGGCGAGCTTGATGAGATCATTGCGTGCCCGCTGAACGAGAGCATCGTAAGACATGAAGATCGGATGCAGAAAGACACCCCGCTCCTGCGCAATGCGCACGGAGTTCACGAGGCTGTTGACGTACCATACGTCAAGCTGCCCTGTGTGAGCCGGGGTGCCAATCAGAACCTTCATTAGGCACCCAGATATGCGTTGCCAGCAGCGATAGCAGCATCAACAGCGGTGAAGTCTTCCGTTGTCCAGAAGTCCTTCGCCTTCATGATCTCAAGGTGGCGCACGTTGCGATCAACGCAGTCCTTCTTGTCTGCATCCGTATCGTTAGCCATCTCTTCGCCAGCGATAACGGCATTGATCAGCCACACGCTGTCGCCCATGGCCTTGTAGTGCTGTGCGATCTGTTCAGGGGTTTGTTCGTCCATGTCAGTCTGCCTTCTCTAAAAACTTAACCCAGCTCAGTGATGGCTCATCCCAATAGTACAGGCCGTCATCTGGCCGTTGAATTGGAGCTTGCCATCTACATGAATTTTCGTCCAGCGTCCATGAAGGGAACGGCTGAGGCGGAATGAATGCGTCTAGTGCCGCGTCGTAAGTATGACCAACAGCAGCAAAGTTTTTGCGGAAGGATGCCCAGTACGAAGTCTGCACCCAATTGCCACCCAAGAGGCTCCGACAAAATGCGCGCCCCTTCTCCTCACTCTCAACACCATCCACCATGATTTCGTCGTTACTCACGACAATCACTCGAAGGACAACGCCAGCGTCATCTATTTCTGCAAAGTGCGCCATCAGAAAGTCACCGATCCTGTGCCGTTCCACTGATAGATGCGATAGCCACCGCTCACGGTAACGGTGGGAGATCCAACGACTGTGCCCGGAGGATCATAGGTATCCGCATAGCGTAGGATAATGACCCCAGATCCACCTGAGCCACCCTGATTTGTAAAAAAGCCACCAGAGCCGCCGCCACCGCCTGTGTTTGCAGTACCGCTTGCACCCGGAGCACTATTATCGCCCGTACCAGCAGCGCCACCGCCGAGCCCGCCAGAGCCAGCCGTTCCGTCGTTATATGCAGAGCCGCCGCCGCCACCGCCATAGTAGGTTGCAGTCCCAGTTATGCTGTTACTGACGCCGTTGCCCCCATTACCACCAGTGTATCCATCACCGTCTTGACCTACTGCGCCAGCGCCGCCACCGCCTGCGCCTCCCCAGCCTGAGGTCAGTTTATCGCCGCCGTCATTGCCCTGACCAGCCGTGCCAGCACCACCGTAGTTCGGCCCCCCCCTGTCCCACGGCGGGGCGGCCCGAGCCGGCCC